GTGATTTAGGTCTTAAGGTATTAAACGGCAAGAAAGCAGAGGCTCCTAAGACTGAGGAAACTCCAAAGGCGGAAGAAGCTACGGTTACGGAAGAACCAAAAGTAGAAGAAAAGCCTAAGCGTAAACGCGCAACTAAGAAGAAAGAAGAACCAGTAGTCGAAGCTCCGGTAGTTGAGGAAACTCCTGAAGAAGATGATTTAGACGATTTGTTATAAGAGAAAGGATAGCGCCTTATGAAGGTCTTATTCAATCTACAAGTACCACAGCTGTACGACCTAGTGCGGCGCAAACAAGTTTCACCATTTACCCCTGCAAGCCATTACCACGTACCTTGCGGACACTCCTTCGCTAACCTATGGCCTATGGAGTCAAACGGGTTTGGGATAGTGCCTTGCAGGGAATCAGATGAGTTCTATTGCCCGAGTTGTGGCGAACGGATCCACGCTAAAGGGTTTACTGCGGAAGTTGGATATAGCGCTACCGTTCCTTTATCCCTAGACCTATCAATTATAGATAGGGGTGATAAACTGGACGTGCAATTTGAGTACGACACAGTGTATGCCGACGGCGATACAGGGATGATATACAAAGGTTATAAATCTCATGTCATCGATGTGGTGCGGTTTGACTTTAAACAAAGAAAAACCTTTATCATACTTAAGAAACGCTCACGCAGTGATGTCGTCGAAGAATCGGCGGTTTCCCCTACGCGTTTAAGCAACAGCCCTTCATCATTAGAGTGGTTCGTAGCCACGCCTGACTGCAGGTTACATAATCACCAAGAAGAGCTGAAACGTTTCGCCAAGGTGCTAAAAGAAGTGTTCTTCGAGAAGCTTTCAAAGGCAGTAGGGTATAAAGTTAAATCTATTAGACAAGGCGTACAGGTATCTAACAAGTACGGAGCTCTAGATAACCTACTCCATAACTTAGTATGGAAATTACAAGCTCCTGATGCACCGGCTATTAATGATAGTCTTAAACGAGACTATGATGACTTCTATAATCGGAAATTCCCTAACGAGACACTCGGTATGGGTAACGTATTAGAGTTAACGACAAAAGGTGATTCCTTTGTAAAGGCCTTAATCAAGGCTCATAACTTACCTGATGCTAGATGGGTTCGTCGGTTACTACACGATAGGCCATTCTTCTATACGAAGATCATCAAAGTTATGGCTACGTTATTTACGAACAAGGACTATCAAAAGGCTATGGTCGATGTCATCAAGAATAACGCCGATAATACAAGTTATATTCAGTCTTGGCCATTATGGCGTGATGACCGTGACTTATCTGTCATTCGTAAATTTGTTAACATCCTTAGTCATCAATACGGCGAGCGCCAGGCGTTCTTATTCATTAGAAACGCTCCGTCCTATCACGATATAAGAGATACGGCTAGTATGTATTTTGAGTTATCGAGAAGTCGCCGTAAAGAGGTATGGGGTAGTCGCATTCAAGTGCGTAACCTACATGACACTATCGCGAGAATGCAAAAATTTGACAAAGTAGAAGACGAAATCGTACAGCAGCGTAAAGCACATCGTTTATTAGCCGATACGGTTAACGGCTATCGCTTCACGGCGATAGGTTCTACTCACGGCATCATTGATATGGGTATTCAGCTTAATAACTGTGTAAGCTCCTATATCAAAAAAGTAAAAGCCGAAACGTGTGCTATCGTAGGTGTCTACAAATGTAACGAGCCGGTAGCGTGTATTGAGGTTAACCCCGTTAATGATGCGGATGACTTCGTAGAGATACACCAGGCTAAACTTAAAAACAATCGTGGCGTATATGAAGACCACGATATCAACGGAGCTGTAACGCAGTGGGTAACATCTCACGGCTTACGTGTTCCTAGGTATGTAGGGGACATCCACTTTGCGAAGGGGGGAGCGATGTAATATGGATACGCAAATCATCATAGCTACGGGCAGAAGTCGCTCCGCCCGTAGCTGGAAGTCTCAGAAAATGACTTGGAGTGCTTTGGCCAATAAATTGGCAGAGCCAACTGTAACAAATGAAACGGCTGCTGAATACGCCAAGATGTCTAAAGCTGATCGAGGCCAAAAGAAAGACGTCGGCGGTTTTGTAGGCGGTTATATTCCTAATAAAGGTAGACGGATTAGAGGTGCTGTTAAGGAGCGGTATTTGATTACCCTTGATGCGGATAATCCTGGTGAAGATTTCATCGTAGACCTAGATATGGAATTAGGCGGTATGGAGTACGTACTTTATAGTACGCACAGCCACACCGCTGACAATCCACGATATCGCGTAATTATCCCTGTCGATAGACCGATGACACCAGATGAGTACCAGGCGGTCTCAAGACGGATTGCGGATAACATCGGTATTGAGTTCTTCGACCCATCCACGCACCAGGCTGAACGGCTTATGTATTGGCCAAGCCATCCTAAAGATGTCGAGTACGTTTACCTACACAGCGAAGGCTCTCTAGTTTCAGTAGATACCTATTTGAGTACCTACAGGGACTGGCGAGATACGAGTCTTTGGCCAACATCGGAAAAGGAATCACAAATTCGTCTTGATGCGGCCAAGAAGCAAGGCAATCCATTAGAGAAAAAAGGCCTTATCGGTGCTTTTTGTCGTTGCTACAGTATCACGGAAGCGATACATAAGTTTCTCCCTGAAGTCTATGAACCTACGGCAGTCGAAGACCGATACACGTATGTAGCCGGTAGCTCAGTAGGTGGCTTAGTGGTTTACGATAACGATACTTTCGCTTACTCTAACCATGCAACTGACCCTATCAGTGGTAAGCTTGTAAATGCTTTTGACCTGGTCCGGATCCACTTATTCGGAGATAAGGACCCAGCAGATGATACCAGCGTCACCAAATTACCAAGTTACAAAGACATGATTGACTTTGTGAACGAAGACGGCGCAGCACCAATCCTGCTCGATAAAGAACGCATGGCGGATATGGAGTTCGAGGATATCACAGAGGATGACGAAGACTTTTTGTCAAAACTAAAGCGTGATAATAAGGGCAATCCTGAGTCTGATGTGTTTAACTGCTTAATGGTTCTTAAATATGATCCTCTGCTTCAAGGGCGTATACGCCTCGACGAATTCGCACACCGGCTAGTTGTTACTGATGACTTGCCGTGGCGAGGTAAGGATGAAACCCCTTACTGGACGGACACCGACGATGCGTGCCTACGTAATTACTTTGCTACTAAATACCTTATCAAGGGTAAAGGTATCATCGACGATGCCTTGCAGGAAGTAACGCAAGCTAATAAGTTCCATCCTGTACGCCAGTATTTAACCGGCTTAACTTGGGACGGTGAATGTAGAGTCGATACTTTATTTATCGATTACATCGGTGCTGAAGATACCGAATACATCCGAGCGGTTACACGTAAATGGATGTGCGGTGCTATCGCACGTGTAATGGAACCTGGCGTTAAGTTTGATACGGCTATCGTATTATACGGCTCTCAAGGTCTTGGTAAATCATTAATTCTAGAACGGTTAGGTCGTAAATGGTTCAATAACTCTTTAGTTGATATCAAAACCAAAGATGCCCTTGAACAAATTCAAGGTTCATGGATCAACGAACTCGCTGAACTTGCACCTACCTATAAAAACGACAATGAAATCGTTAAGGCTTTTATCAGCCGTACCTCTGACCGGTTCCGCTCACCTTACGGTAGACGGACAGAAGAGTATCCACGCCAGTGTGTATTCGCTGGTTCTACTAATAATCTTATGTTCTTAAAGGACCGCACCGGTAACCGCCGATTTTGGCCAATCACTGGAGATAAAGACCGCAAGACTAAGAACGCCTGGGAGCTAGCGAATGAAGAAATTGACCAATTATGGGCGGAAGCGTTCACATATTGGGCAGAAGGTGAACCGCTTGTATTAGAGGGCGAACTTGAAGAAGAAGCCCTTAGAATTCAATTATCGCACACTGAAGGCGGTGAACTCGTAGGGCTCATTGAGGAATACCTCGAAATGCTACTTCCTGAAGATTGGGAGTCTAAAGACATATATGATCGCAGGGAGTATATCCGGAATTATGGCGATGACGACTATTGTGGTTCAGTGCAGCGGGAGCGGGTTTGTGCCCTTGAGATATGGTGTGAAGTAATGGAGGGAGACAGGAAGAACCTGCAGAACGCAAAAGCAAGGGAAATCATTGACATTTTGCAATCTATTAAAGGGTGGAGTCCTTATTCAAAGAGCGTAGGGAAGATGCGTTTTGGAAAAATGTACGGTGTGCAAAGAGCGTTTGTTAGAGATACGAGTACACTCCAAACTAAGGCTAAAACGATAGTTAAAAATCGTAAATAGTCGTGTTGCCGATTTTTGTTGCCGATTAGCTAATTTTTATATATTGATATTTATCGAAATAATTTTTATACACGACTATACATCGATGAACTTTGATATAAGCTAAAAAATCGGCAACGGCAACACGTGTGGCAACAAAATCGGCAACACGTTTGGCATAGTTGTTATCTATCTTAAATGCAATTTGTTGCCGATGTTTCCAATTATTTACTATTAATTAAAAATAATAAATATATGAATAAGTGCTTGTATACGTATACACGTAAAAAACGCAAATACGCGTATATATATATATGGGAAAAAAAACGCCAACATCGGCAACACAACCCTGATGAAGCCATATTTTATATGGGCTGAGGCCTGTTGCCGATTTTTTATTGAGAACGAGGTGAGAACGTGGAAAAAGACATTGAGCGGTGGGTAGGAAATCAACTCAAAAAAATGGGGTGTATATATATGAAATTCGTGTCACCTGGAAATGATGGTGTACCTGATCGGATTATTGTACTTCCTGGAGGCGGTGTTATATTCGTCGAGTTAAAGGATACGAAAGGGAAGCTAATGGCTAACCAACGAGTACAGATTTCACGATTACGAAAGCAAGGCGCTTTGGTGTTTGTGGTAACCGGTATGTCTGATGCCAAGTTATTTGTTGAAGATATGGAAAGGGCGATACATGGACTTTCATCCACACGAGTATCAAAGCATTGCAATACAACGAATCATTGACAATACCCATTACGGATTGTTACTGGATATGGGTTTAGGTAAGACCATATCTACCCTTATTGCGATTGAACGGCTTATGTATGATTACTTTGATATTAAAAAAGTATTACTCATTGCACCTAAGAAGGTAGCAGAATCTACATGGGCCCAAGAATCGCAAAAATGGAGTGCTACAAGACGTTTAACTGTGGCTAAGGTGTTAGGTTCCGAGAAGGAACGTATACAGGCCTTAGAGAGTGAATCTGACCTTTATGTGATAAATCGTGAAAACGTGCAATGGTTATACGACTACTATTTCGAAAAACCGAAAAAGAAATTCCCCTTTGACATGTTAGTGATCGATGAAAGTTCTTCGTTTAAGAATCCACAGGCTAAACGGTTTAAGGCTATGCGTAAAATGAGACCTCTCTTTAAGCGTATTGTCATTCTAACTGGCACGCCAGCGCCAAATACCTTAATGGATATTTGGGCGCAGATGTACTTACTAGACGGAGGCGACCGGTTAGGTAAAACGATTACTGAATATCGCACCAGGTATTTTACACCGGACAAAACAAATGGACATGTCGTGTATAGCTACCGACTACTGCCTGGCGGAGATAAGGCGATATTCAGCAAGATGCAAGATATCTGTATGAGCTTAAAAGCGAAGGACTATCTTACACTACCTGAACGTATCGAGAATGTCATCACAGTAGAGATGAACCCGAAAGAATGGGAACTCTATAAACAGATGGAACGTGAACACGTGCTTAGCTTAGCCGGTGATGACGACGTGAGTGCGTTGAATGCAGCAGCACTCGCCGGTAAATTGCTACAACTGGCGAATGGATCCATTTATAACGATGAGGGTGAAATCGTAGTTGTCCATAACGAGAAGATTGAACGCTTGAAAGAATTGGTAGAAACGAATGAAGGAAAACCGATGTTAGTGTTCTACAACTTCAAGCATGACCTTCAATCGATTAAAGAAGCATTCCCGAAAGCCGTTGAGCTAAAGACCGATGAGGATGTAGCTGAGTGGAATAAGGGCAACATTCAAATGTTACTGGCCCATCCCGCATCAGCGGGGTACGGGTTAAACCTTCAAGCAGGTGGCAATATCATCGTATGGTATGGGCTGACGTGGAGTCTCGAACAGTATCAACAAGCGAATGCACGACTTCATAGACAGGGGCAAACACAGCCAGTGATTATCCACCACCTAGTAACAAAGGGCACGATGGATGAGCAAGTTATGAAAGCGTTAGAGCGTAAAGAAGCTGGGCAAGATGCCCTCTTAGAAGCTATTAAATATCGTAAGGAATTGTATAAGGAGTAAGACTATGCAAAAGAAATGTAGACGATGTGGTGACACATTCACAGTAAAAACACATGAGGATTATTGCCCCGAGTGTGAGAAAGTTATGACGCCACCTGGCGCAGGTGTTAGTAAAGAGCTAACGTGTGAGGGATGTGGCACAGCCTTTATTCATACAAAGGAAAAGGCGCAAGGTCGTTGGCCTAAGTATTGTCCGGAGTGTCTACCTAAATATTCGAAGGTACCTAAGAAGAAGAAAGTAGACGCGACTCTTGCGAATATGGCAGCTAAGAGGAAAGAAGTAGACGTGACTCTCGCAAATATGATAGCCAATACGCTTGGGGAGCCTGAAGTAAAGGTTGTCGAATTGAAAGAAGATGTTATTAACCACCCTTCACACTACACAAGAGGTAAGATTGAGGTTATCGATTTTATCGAGGATCAACAACTTCCATATCATCTAGGTAATGTTATCAAGTACATTGCACGAGCTGGGTATAAGGGTGACAAACTCGAAGACCTAAAAAAAGCACGGTGGTATTTAGACCGGTACATCAATGAGGTAATGCAGCATGAGTGACTATAAGGAAAAAGCAACTGCATATCTGCAAGATATAAAGATGATAGCCATACGTATTCAATCGCTACGGCAAGATATTCGCAAACTGCAGTATGATATCATCACCTTATCGGCGATTGATTATTCCAAAGACCGAGTATCGGGCGGAGGAACTCCAGTGGGGCTTGAGAGCGATGTAGCAAGACTTGTTGATACAGTCGATACCAAAAAACGGGAGATAGCGAAGCTTATTGCTAAAAGGGAAGAAGCAAGGGCTTTAATTGAAAAGATAGAATGTATACCAGGGCGTATTATATTAGCGCAAGAGTACATTAACGGAGCTTTTCCTAAGAAAGTACAAGCGATGATATATTACGAAAAAAGTAGTTACTTCAATTTAAAAAATAAAGCATTGAACGAGCTAGGGGAGCTCCTCTCATAGTGGAGTACTTTGGAGTGTTTTGGAGTACTTTGGACTTAAATGAACCGACTTGACATAGTATAATGTAGTTGTGAAAGGTGTCATTAGTCATCTAACACAAATCCTCTCTTATACACAACTCAGCAGAAAGCACGGTGATGACGACCGTGCTTTTTGTTGTATGTAACATTACAAATACAAGGGCCCGTATTTGTGGTGTGGGCGATCGCGTAAGCTAAAGAGAGTTAATATGTAAAAATGAAATTTACCGCACAATGAAACCAGGGCGAGCCGAATTTGTCCACAGAATAATACTAAGCTTATACATTATGAGCTTGCCCTGTATCGTTGTACGCTGACATCTGATGACTAGAACTAGTAGTCCTCCAATAACTATATAGCCTAACAACAACCAACTAGTCATCGGATTTGAGCGTACAAACGTATTAAAGGTGAGAAGGTATGAGCACAGAAGTCGAATGTATCAAACGTAAATGCCTGAATAATAAGAACGGCGTTTGCACAGCACAACTAATTGAATACGACGGTCTGTGTCAAACGTATATTACACATGACCACGCACACAAAAGTAATTGTGGATTATGCACTCGTTCGCACGGCCGATTTAAGAGAAACAGCCGTGATGTATTAAGATAGTTTTTGGGGCAGTACCCGAACTAAATAATAAAAATAAATTTAAAATATTACACGTTTCGTTGAATTTTTTAGGAATTTTTTGGAGTAGGTTCTTCTGGAGAAAAATAAATTCGTGCGGTCGCCGAGACCCCAAAAATTGCCTAGATTTTAATTTTTTTATGGCCTTGCTAGTGATACAGGTAATGAAAGGAGGCTGATTGATAAGTGAAAATTACAGATGATTTGAAAACGGCAACGGCCTCGCAGTCAAACCTGGCAAAAGCACTTGGACTCTCGCGTCAACGTGTTTCGCAACTGCTCCAAGAAGGGGTTTTAGCTACCGATGAAAAGAATAATATCCTAGTTATCAAATCCGTTATCAATTATGTCAAATATAAGGGTCAATCTTCTATTGAAGAGGTAAGTAGTTCCGATGATGCGGTATTCGAAGTTGAAAAGGCCAAGAATGAACGTGCAAAACGCAAGATTGCTGAGTTGAAACTAGCTAAAATGAACGGAGAGGTGTACTCAGCGGATACTGTAGAACAGGTTATGACTGAAATGCTTGTGAATTTACGTACACAATTGTTAGGATTGCCAACTAAATTGGCTCCGCAGTTACAAAATATAACAAAAGAGGAAGCCTATGATCTGTTAACTCAAGAGATTGAGGACAAATTATCAGAATTAAGTGAATATACGCCGTCATTATTCATGGATAGTGATGAATTAGACGATGATAAAGCGCCAAATTAGGCGCTTTTTTAGTGCAAAAAAGGAGGTGATAGCATGAAAAAGGCAAAAGAATTATGGCAATATGTGTCTAAAATGGGGCTGAAACCACTACCAAAAACCAGTGTTAGTCAATGGGCTGACGATTATCGCATGCTATCACAAGGACTTTCTGCCGAACCAGGGCGGTGGAAAACGAGCAGAGCCCCATATCAAAAAGAGATAATGGATGCTTTCACGCAACCTGGTATCAATCGAGTAGTTGTTAAGTCAGCGTCACAGGTTGGGAAGGCTCTTGATGTAGAAACACCAATTATGACAACTACAGGATGGAAACGCATGGGTGACTTAACCATTAATGATCAAGTTTTTGATGAAAATGGTAATCCTGTTCGAATCTTAGCAGTTAGTGAAGTGTGGAATAACAGACCTTGTTATGAAATTCGCTTTTCAGACGGAGCAGTTATCATCGCTGATGAAAACCATGAGTGGCGCGTAGATACTGATAAAAAGCAAGGCATAATTATTGATACGCATACCATTAGTCAAACCTATAAAAGTGGTAATCGTAATACATATGCTATTCAGATTGCTAAGGCGTTAGATTTCCGTAGTAATGTTCGCTTACTTGTAGACCCATATACATTAGGGGCCTGGCTAGGCGATGGAAATAGTATGTCTGCTCAGATTACAACTCATATAAAAGATGTTGCGATTATCAACAAGATTGAGGAAAACGGAGTTCGTGTAAATATCCGCCAGAAATCTACCAATGTTTTAAATACACAACTTGAACCGCTAGAGCTTGACGAAAATATTTGTCGTCGAGGCCATGACATGCGTGTCACCGGCAGAAATAGTGTTGGAAGATGCGCAGAATGTGCACGTCAAAGTGCTTTAAAATCCAAATGGAAGGGTGTTAAAGATATTAAAGTAGACCCAGTTATAAAACATTGGGATACGATGCGGAATAAGTTAGTATCTCTTGGCGTACTTGGTAACAAACATATACCAGTATCATACTTGGAGGCATCAATAGATGACCGATGGGCGCTTTTACAAGGGATTATGGACACGGACGGTTCGTGCTCAGCTAAGGGAATTTGTGAAATAACACAAAAAAATAAACAGTTAGCAAATGATATCTTTGACCTCGTAACTTCGTTAGGGTTGAAACCTACTATACATACGAAATGTGCAGTGGCTACAAATGGAAAAGCTGGGAATACTAGCACAGTTTATCGGATTACATTTACAGCATATGCAGATTCTCCTGTATTCGCTTTGAAACGTAAACAGGATAGATTGATAAGTAGATCTATTGCCACACGTAAGAGTGAATCAAAACGTCGTAGGATTATTTCTGTTAAACGTGTAGAAAATCGCGAAACAGTGTGTATCGAAGTCGATAGCCCAACACATTTATTCCTAGCTGGCCGTAATCTTATTCCTACTCATAACTCGGACATAATGAATAATGTCCTAGGGCGATACGCTCATCTTGATCCATGCGCGGTTATGATGATTCAACCTACCCTTGAATTGGCTCAAGATTATTCAAAATCTCGTATCTCGCCGATGATTCGCGATACGAAAGTACTATCACAAGTATTTTATGAAACGAAATCAGAGGACGGCTCTAAGACACGAGATGGTAAGAACACAATCTTATCTAAACTCTTCCCTGGTGGACGTCTTATCATGTGTGGGGCGAACAGTCCTGCCGGTTTGGCATCACGTCCTGTGCGTGTGTTACTTGCGGACGAAGTTGACCGCTTCCCTGATAGCGCTGGCACAGAAGGTGATCCAGTAGACCTTGCTGCCAAACGTATGACAACGTTCTGGAATAGGGTAATGGGATTATTCTCTACGCCAACGAATGAAGGTAGTTCACGAATCGATGTAGAGTATCAAACAGGTACGCAAGAAGAGTGGCAGCATGAGTGCCCTAATTGTGGTGAGTATCATTTGATACGACATACTGAGATGGAATGCGAAACAGAGGAACATAAGGACGCAAAAGGTCGGAAGATTGTTATAGTTAGCGATGTGAAATGGCGATGTCCTGATTGCGGATCGACATTCTCTGAAGACAAAATGCGGAAAGTTCCTCAGAAGTACATATCGAAAAACCCTGCTGCGTTGCATAATGGCATACGCAGTTTTTTTGTAAATGGATTCACGTCTCCTTGGTTAACCTGGAATGACATCATGAGGGAATGGCTAGAGGCTAAAGGAGACCCTACTCGTGAAAAGGTAGTTATGAATACACGTTTCGGTGAGTCATACGCACAGCAAGGTGCCTTTGAAGACTATCAACAATTCATTAGGCGCCGTGAAAAGTACGGCGCAGATCTTCCTGATGGTGTATTACTGCTAACCGGTGCCGTCGATACACAAGACAATCGGTTAGAGTATGAAATCACCGGTTGGGGATATGGTGAAGAATGTTGGGGCATCTGTAAGGGCGTTATCTTAGGTCAGCCTGATAATAAAGCAACATGGGATGCACTTGATGCGGTGCTTGATAAGGTATACCGATTTAAGAACGGCACAGGCCTTAAAGTAGCGCGTGCTTTCATTGACTCAGGCGGTCACTACACTTCCAAAGTATATGAATATTGCGAAAAGAACTTCAGTAAGCAACGATTTGCCATCAAAGGTACGGCCGGAACACCTGGTATACCGTTAAATTATAAGATTGGTAAAGCTTCAGGAAGTAAGATTCCGCTTGTAATGCTAGGTGTTGACGATGGAAAACAACAAGTAATGAACCGGTTAGCTATCGATGAACCTGGCGCTAAATACTTTCACTTCCCATTGGACGAAGAATTTCTAGGAACTAGAGGGTATGACGAGTTGTATTTCAAGGGGATTATTTCAGAACACAAGAAGAAAGTGAAACGTAAAGGCGTTATCCATGAAATATGGGAGCCTACTGCAGGAGTTCGTAACGAACCTTTGGACTTACGCGTATACAACTTAGCTTGTATGAACTCAATCCATCCTGATTGGGATAGATTGGCGGAAGTAGTCAAAGGCGGAGGCCATTCTACTACAACAGTGACTAATCCGCGGAAGAAACCAATGAGGAAACGCGTTCGTAGAGCTAGTAAGGTAGCAGATATTTAGGAGGATGTATGGCAACTAGTTATTCAAGAAAGCCAAGACTAATTGACGTGCGATTAGAATGGTACGTCAAAGCTGAGGAAGCGATATTGACTGGCCAAAGCTATACCATAGGAAATCGGACTCTTACAAGAGCAAATTTAGCAGAAGTAAGAAAAATGATTGATGATTTAGTGGCAAGAGGCGCTAAATTACCGGGTATGGATACAGATAATGGACGAGGAAACCGGTCAAAACGTGTTGTTTTTAGAGATTAGGAGGGCAAAATGGCAAGAAAAAATAAGAAATTTAGCGCTAAAACAGGCACTCCGAGGGCTAAAAATAGCGGATATAGTGAGGGCGGAGCCTCTCATAATAATAAATCTTTAAAGGGATATAATCCTAAAAAACTAGGTTATAAGGCCGATATCGGTGCGAATTTATCAACTTTACGTGATAGATCCGCAGATTTAGCTATTAATACACCAGTCGGCACAGCTGCAATCAATACAAGCACCACTCATACAGTTGGTGCAGGCCTTAATGTATTCCCTAGACCTAAATTTCAAATCTTGGGGATATCTGCAGAGGACGCCAGAGTGTGGGCGCGTAAGGTTCGAGCTGAGTTCGACTTATGGGCAGACTCAAAAGACTGTGATATTTATCGCAAAAATAATTTGTACGATATGCAAAGTATCGCATATCAAGGGTATCTTACTGATGGTGATAGTTTTGCGGTATTTAGACGTAAACCAAGTACACCAGATATGCCATATACATTACGGCTTCAATTAATTGAAGGGAATCGAGTAAGTAATCCACTTACGAGCTCCACATATGTTACAGGAGACCCAACTGGCGTTGAAGCGCTTAATCCGGATAACGGAAATCGTATATTGAATGGTGTGGAAATTGATACTGACGGCGCAATTGTAGCCTACTGGGTATCCAATCAAGTCCCTGGTGAGCCAATTACAAGCCTGTTGACTGCATGGGCAAGAGTCGAAGCATATGGAAAGCGTACTAGCATTCCGAATGTACTACAAATTAGTAATGATACTAGACCTGAGCAATATAGAGGGGTACCTTATTTAGCGCCAGTTATTGAAACGCTAAAGCAAGTGTATCGATACACAAATGCAGAACTTACATCTGCCATTATTAAATCGTACTTTGCATTATTCTTTACTGAAGCTGTTACTAACTCAGGATCGTTAAATGATATGTTGGCCGATAATGGCGTTGATGATCCAACAGAACCAGTAGTTGATGTATCAGAGTATAACTTAGGGCCTGGCACATTAAATGCCTTACCGAAAGGTGTGGATGTAAAGAGTGTGGATGCCTCCAACGCTCAATCTACTTTTGAAGTATTTAGTACGCAACTCATCAAACAAGTAGGTGCTGCACTTAACCAGCCCTACGAAGTATTGATGAAGAACTTCAACTCCTCGTATTCTGCAAGCCGTGCGGCAATGCTACAGGCTTGGGAAGAATATAAACTACGTCGCAAGTGGTTCGCTCGCGATTTCTGTCAGCCTATCTATGAGGTTTGGCTAATGGAAGCTGTAGCGAATGGCCGAATAGAGGCACCTGGTTTCTTTGATGATCCATTAATTCGAAAAGCATGGTGTAATGCTGATTGGTTTGGACCGACTATGTCCATCCTTGACCCAGTTAAGGATATGAATGGTAGTACACTTCGCGTTGAAAATGGAGTTTCCACTCGCGAACGTGAAGCGGCAGAAATGACAGGGACAGACCTTGAAGAAAACATTGCACAACTTGCATTTGAAAAGCAACTCATGGAGAAATACGGCATGGGGCTAGCTGATGCGGTAAATCCTTCCGTTGGCTCTAAATCTACAACGAAAGGAGGTGAAGAGGATGAATAAATTTTGGTCTGTTAAGAATTTTGTAAATCAAGATGGTACCGGTCAATCTGAATTGATTTTGTATGGTGATATTTCTGATACCTCTTGGTGGGGTGATGAAATTACACCTCGTGAATTTGCAAGTGATTTGGCTAGTTGTAATGGCAATGCCTTAACAATGCGTATCAACTCTGGGGGTGGTGACGTATTCGCGGCACAAGCTATCCACAATATGATCAAAGCCTATGCTGGAAAAGTAACAGCACACATTGATGGCTTATGCGCGAGTGCAGCTACAATTATTGCATGTGCGGCTGATAAGGTAATCATGCCAAGCAATGCTCTGTACATGATTCACAATCCATCTGTATTTTTAGGCGACAGCTTTGACGCGGACGGACTAACTAAAATGGCGAATTATTTGGAAAGCGTTAAACAAACCATTGCAAATGTTTATCTAAGTCGTAGCGATGTTTTGACGCCTGAGCAGATAAATACACTTATGGATGACGAAACGTGGCTTACAGCGGACGAGGCGAAGTCCTACGGCCTAATTGATGAAGTAGATACGGCGATTATGGATAATGCAGTTATGAATAACGGAATGGTTATTGTAAACAAAGTATCTTGCAAATATTCGGCCAAAAATGAAGCCAAAATCAAACAATTTTTAAAACATAAGGAGAAACCTATGACTGAAAACCAATTCATGGCAAGCTTAAAAGGTTTGCTCGGTATTTCTACAAACGAACCTGCGGAAAATGCAGCAGTAACAGCAGAACGTGAACGCGTTGAAACTTTAAATGCACTAAAAGGGAACAATGAAGTTATCAATCGTTTAGTAGATGTGGCTGTTAAAGAAGGTAAAACTGTAGATGAAGTAACACCTTTCATCTCCGCCGTATCCGATATTCCTGTAACTGATAACAAAGTAGTCGACCAAATTCGACAATTGGTTATCGATCAAATGGAATCCGGTGCGGATGAAGTGGTACCTCAAGGTGCATCTACACCAGAAACCAATGATGCAGTAGCTAAAGCTAGTGCAATTGATGAAGTTGTAGCATTTGCAAATGCTAAGAAAGGCGGTAAATAATGGCGTATTTCGAACAAGTAAATGGCGTCGCAGCTGACTACCTATTAGGTGGTGGCGGTGTGCCTGTATTAACTCAAAATGTAAAAGCAGCAGTTGGTGAGTACAAACGTGGCCAAGTTCTTGAAAATAACGATGGCACATTCCAAAAAATTGCAAGCGGTAAACCTGCGGGCATCGTGGTATCCGACACTACTACAACTACTGATCACAATGTAGTGACTGTATATGTCTCCGGTCGCTTTAATCGTGAAGTATTGGTAGTTGACAAAGCTTACAAAATTAATGAACATGAAGCGGATTTTAAAGACGCTCACTTATTCTTAACTAGCATTAAATAGGGGGAACTATATAATGGCAATTGATTTCAAAGATACGTTATCTTTAATGCAAGCTGTAGAACGAATGAAAACTCCGGCAAGTTTCTTGCTTGATACTTTCTTCCCACAAGTTCCGGCAGTTGCAACTTCTAAAAAAATCGCAGTAGAAACTCGTAAACGTGGTCGCACTCTAGCACCTTTTGTATCTCGTGGCGCATCTGGTGTAAATGTTAAACGTGCCGGCTCTAAAATTGCTTTATATGAAGCACCTATGATGGGTCCTCGTACAGTAATTGATCCTGAGCAACTCGACCAACGTGCATTTGCGGAAAATATTGTATCTACAATGACACCTGCACAACGTGCGGCACAAATGCAAGCTGAAGATTTGTCTTATTTGCAAGGCACAATCATCAATCGTAAAAACAAAATGGCGGCCGATTTGCTTACCACTGGTAAATGCAAAATCGAAGGTTATGCTGATGACGGCGCGACTGTTCTAACTGATGAAATTGATTTTGAATTTGAACAAGACATCACACCTACTACTGCATGGGACCAAGCTGGTGCCGATATTTATGGCGACTTGAAAATGGCGTCCGAAAAAATTCAGGAAAACGCAGGAATCGTACCAACTGTATTAGTTGTCGGTAAGAATGTTGAAAAATATATTCTTGATAACGCATCTATCAACAAGATGTTGGCTATTCCTAATCGTGAAAACATGACAATGTTTAACTTTGCGCCTGAATACTTATCTCCACAAGTTCGATATGTTGGCCGTATCATGTCCTTAAACATTGATGTGTATGCATATCTTGAAACATATCAAGATGATGAAGGCAAGGTAAAATCCTTTATCGGTGATGATGCTGCAGTATTAGGTGTACCTGGTCGTGGCCGTCAACAACATGCAGCAGTAACATTGCTTAACGACGACAACCAATTCACAACATATGCAGGTATTTATGTACCTTATTACTATGCTAATAAAGCTACACAAGAATTAACATTGTCTGTATATTCCCGTTGCGTATTGATTCCTGAAACTATCGACGATTGGGCTACTATTAAGACTAAATAGGGGGTAACCTACTTATGAAAATTAGAGTATTAAAGGGATATTTAGCGCATGAAGGCGAGATGTACGGCAAGGGGGAAGTAGTCGACATCAAAAAGAAAGCGATTGCGTTATCCTTGCTTGAATCTGAAAAGTTTGAATCTGCTGAAGATGATCCTGTTGAAGTACCGGAACCATTGGAAGTCGTTCCAGATGAACCGGAAGAAGAAATGGAATTACCTGAAGTTGATGCGGAAGTTACGGTGAAAAAATAATGCGATTTAGAGATTACCTAGAAAGCGATATTGACGATGTATTCCTCAATGAAGATGAATTCGCCGAAGGGCATAATCTAAATGGCACAGTAGCTAAAGCGGTTATTCAATCGCCAACGGCGAGGGAGTCATTCCTATCGAATGGCTCTCACGTATCAAATGACGGATTGCACGGGGTGTCTGTATTTGTGCATTGCAAACTAACGGACATCCCTGAAATTCCATCGCAGGGGAACGTATTCCGATTAGACGAGGACGTTTACGTCGTTCAAAGTGCAACGGAAGAAGATGGGTTAGTATCCATTGAATTAAGAGCAGAAGCTAGAGGCGGTGTTGATGGATGGTTGAGCTAGAACTTGATAAAAGTGCAGTGGCAACAATTGAAAAAGCACTGGAAACGTTAAAAGAAGATAGAGTTCGACGTGTCTGCCAAGCCGCTTCAAAGCGCGCTGCAACGACTGCAAGAAAAGCAGGTACGCAAGCCCTACGTAATATCTATGCCATTAAAGGTGTATCGGTTGTAAAGTCCGGTGTATCTATCAATAAATTGAATGATGGCACAGAAATGCGTATCAAAGGTGGCTATACTAGCGCTCAAAAGTACTTCAAAATTAAATCACTTAAGCGAAAAGGTGTGTTTGTATCGATTAAAAAAGGTACAGAAACAAAGGTACCAAACGGCTTTGTTAGTGCATCCGGTATCTTTATGAAACGCCAAGGCAAGGACAGATATCCACTAAAGGGGATATATGGGCCGGCTTTACCGCAAATGTTTGGTAATGAAACTGTTATGAATTCCATGCAAAAAGAAGGCATGGAAATGTATGAAAAGCGCTTATATCACGAATTAGAGCGTGCGTTAGGAGGTAACTAATGACGCCATTAGATGTATCAGATGGTATTGCTAAATATCTCATGAATGAGCTACGAAAGCTGAATGAAAACAGTGATGTTACCGAAAGACCTATTCGAGTATGGAGCGGTTTCTTACCAAGAGTGGATAAGAATGAAGACAAGCGCAAATTATGCCCGGCCGTAGTAGTGCATCCGTACTCTGTTAGCGATGCAGATAGTTCGACGGTAGGTATTACTGTATTGGTAACTACTTATGATGAAGCCTTAACTGAAGGCCATGTCGGACTATATCACCTATTAGAGGTAGTGCGTGAGCGGTTGTTATCTGATAATCCGGTAGCACTTAAATATGAAATTAAGGAGAATACCATTAATACAACGATTCCTGATGATCAACCATACCCTCAATGGGTTGGGTATCTTGAATTTGAAGTGTATATTCCTGTTATTCGTAGGAATCTAAATAAGATATTCACGGATAATAAAGTAATTGAATAGGAGACAACGATGAACCCTGTTGTATATGTTGGGCCTTCGTTCCGCAGTAGCCGGCTAAACCAATTCATGGTATTTAGCGACGGTGCACCACTGCCGGAAGCAGAAGACCCTATTTTTATGCATTTATTTGTGCCTTTAGACGAGCTTAATCAGGCAATGATTGATGTTAAAACACAAGGTACGCAATTAAATGTATTCTATGTAAACGCATTGAAGAATTATAAAGGAGTGAAGTAAATGGCCTTTTATCATGGCGTCAAAACAAGTGAGCAAGCTACCTCTGTAATTGCTCCTGTCCAAACTACTGCCGGCCTTCCTGTTGTGTTCGGTACTGCACCTGTACACCTTACAGAAGACCCTAGTGCGGTAGTCAATAAGCCAATCATCTGCTACAGCTGGGAAGAAGCTGTTCAACAACTTGGCTACTCTGAAGATTGGGCGCATTTCACATTATGTGAAGCGATGTACGCACAATTCAAATTGTATGGTGTAGCTCCAATCGTATTTGTTAATGTATTGGATCCTGCTAAGCATAAGAAATCCACTACAACAACTGCTACATTGGCAGAAAAGAAATGTGTAGTAAAAGCAGCAGTATTGCTTAATACATTAAAAGTATCTAGTGCTGGCCAAACAGGTGTAGCTAACACAGATTACACGGCAGCATTTGATGACAAAAATCAATTGGTTATCTCTGTTGTAAAAGGTGGAAAGTTTGATACAGCTACTACCTTAAACCTTACTTATGATGAACTTGATGTAGAAAACTTTGATTATAGAAATGTAATCGGCGGGGTGGATAGTAACGAAAAGGCAACAGGCTTTGAATTGATTGATACAATCTATCATCATTTCGGCATTGTGCCAGGGCTTATTGCTGCACCGGGTTTCTCTCAAAATCCTACAGTAGCATCCGTTATGAAGGCAAAATCTCGTGTTATTAACAACTTATTTAGAGCGACAACATTAGTTGATATCGATACTACGCAAGTTGTTAAATACACTGATGCTTATGAATGGAAGAAAGGTAATAGCTATACAGGCGAATCCGAAGTCGTATGTTGGCCAAAAGTTCGCAATGGCGACTATGTATTCCATATGTCTACGCATATTATGGGCATTATGGGTAAATGTGATGCATCTAATAGCGATATTCCTACACTATCCCCTTCTAACAAATCCATGAACATCACAGGTTTATGTTTGGCTAATGGTAAGGAAGTTATGCTTACCCATTCCCAAGCAAACTTATTGAACTCTCAAGGTATTATGACGGCCGTTAACATCAATGGTTGGGTATCTTGGGGCAACTATACAGGCGCATATCCAGGCACAACTGATGTTAAGGATACATTTATTTGTGTACGTCGTTTCAATGATTGGGACGACCAAACATTTATTTTAACTTATTGGCAAAAAGTAGATATGCCTATTTTGCCACGTAATATCAAAACAATTCTTGATAGTGAAACAATCCGTCTTAACGGTCTTACTTCTCGTGGCTTTATTTTGGGCGGTCGTATTGAATTTAAAGAAGCAGAAAACCCTACAACAGACTTGTTGAATGGTATTATTCGCTTCCATAAATACCGTACGCCTCCAATTCCAGCGCAAGAAATTGAAAGTATTTCTGAATACGATGTTTCCTATTTCAAAACATTATTTCAAACAGTATAGAAAGGGGTAATTAATCATGGCATCTATCAACCAAGTGCCGGAAGTACTTAATGACTTCCGTGTATATGAAGAAGGTTCTGACAACTGTTTAGGTGTTGCCAAAGTAGAATTACCTAGTGAATCTGTAATGACTCAAACTGTAAAAGGTGTGGGCATAGCAGGTGAAGTAGAAGCGCCAGTTATTGGGCACTACTCTTCTATGGAAACTAAACTTACTTGGAACACTCCAACAGAAACTACACACCGCCTTACAGGTGGCCGTGGCGTGCGCTTAGAAGTACGCGGTGCTATCCAATGTTGGGATAGCGGTAAAGATAAATATGTAATTGTGCCTACACGCGCTGTTATTCGTGGCCGTGCTAAATCCAAAGAAAATGGCACATATGAATCTGGCAATACTATCGATGCAACGAACACAATTGAAACAACATACTTGAAACTAGAACAAAATGGTAAGGTAGTTCGTGAAATCGATAAATACGCATATAAGGATTCTATTTCTGATGGCACTGACTTCCTTGGCGATGTTCGTGCTGCACTCGGTATTTAGTCTGTAGAAAGGACGATCACTAATGAGTAAACAAAGTACTATGAACGAAACAACTGGTATTGAATTAGTAAAAGCAGGTCATTCCTTACAATTTGAAGGAATCAGCGGTTATACATTAATTAAATGTGAGAAGTCTGCAAAGAATGAAGATAGAACTATCACAGTTCCTGCATTATCCATGACGTATCAAGCACATGTAGCAGCTGCTGCATGTGGATGTAAAGTGGATGATATTTATAGTCTTCCAGCTGCTGATTTTACTAGAGTGTGCTTAGAGGTACAGAATTTTTTGCTCAATTCCGAAAAATAACTGACCTAGAAAGGTATTTTACAGGGTGTGCGATTACGTGTAGTAAATACACAAGCACGTCAATGGATTACTTTATTCGAGAGCTAGACGTGGATGAGTTCATAGTCCACGTTCAGCTCATTAGTGATGGTATCGAGCGTGAGAATAAAGCGATGAAAGGGAGAAAATAATGGCCAATAAAGTCTTAGAAATGGCGATTGCCATTAAAGGTAAACTCGACGGCGGGTTATCTTCCTCTGTATCAAAAGCATCTCAGGAACTCAACAAACTATCAAACGCAATCAAGGACCAACAGGCACAATACAGAAAACTGCAAGCTATCTCACAAAAGTCGGGGAATGTTAGTGACAGGAATGCGGCTATTGCCGCTGAGCAAAAACTGAATTCTATGTTACAAAGACAGGCCCAGTTGAGGTCTAATATTGCAAGTCAGACTGCGCATCAAAATGCAATCAGCAAAATGGGAGGTGCGAGTCCTTTAGCAGGTGCAGCATCCGCCGCGCAAGGTGCAAGTGCCGCAGTAAGTGGCGTTACGGGAAAGCTTGCGAATTTCGCTATGGTTGCAGCAGGGGGCTTTGGAATTGGTGCAATTATAGATAACGTTGTAAACGCGGGTGAGGCGCTATACCAATTGTCCAATAAACTACATATGACAACTGCTGAGACGTCGCAATTTAAGAAGATTATGACTTTAAGCGGTGTGGATGTAGAGGTAGCTGCTAAATCTTTTGCCAAAATGGATAAGACTTTGGCCGGTGGTGGTAAAAGTGCTGAAGCATTGCAGGGGTACCTCAGCCAATTTGGTGTATCTTTAACTGATGCAAATGGCAAGTTGTTGCCTATGAACCAACAATTGGACGCAATGGCTAAAGGCTATCAAAATGCGGTAGCACAAGGCCGAGGACAAGAATTCATGCTTGAAACGCTAGGCGCCAAAGGCTTGGAGCTTACTAAAGTATTTGAAAACTATGCAGATGCACAAGCGGCCGCATCACAAATAAAGGGTGTTGGTATAGATCCTAAATCACTTCATGAAATATGGCTACAGATGAACATCCTGAAAGCGGAAGCTACGCAGGTTGCGTTAGGCTTGGCACAGGCATTTATACCGATTGCCCAGCAAATATTACCGGCGCTGATACCGGTATTACAAACCGTTGTAACGTTCATGAAGGATAATAAGGAAGCTATTGCAGCCGTAGTAACAAACGGATTGAAATTAGCCTTACTATATGGTACTGCCACAAAATTGGCATCTGGTATTACTACAATCACTACAGCTTTTAAAGGTGTAGAAACAGCTACGAGCGCATTTAAAGCCGCTAGCGCATTAATAGGTGGCCCATGGGTAATCGCCATAATGGCGATTATTGCAGCGATATACCTATTAGTAACTAACTGGGACACGATTTGTGCTACCTTAACATCTGTTTGGGATAGCGTATGTTCCGGGCTAAGTTCTATATGGGATAGCGTGTGTTCTGCTTTAAGTTCTGCATGGAGCGCCATTATATCTGGAATTATGACTGTGATAAATGGCCTATTATCAATAGGGTTAAGCGTGTTTAATGCGTTGAAAGCGGCAATAATAGCCTACGTAAATTTATGGCTTAACTTACCAACGTATATTGGGATGGCCGTAGGATTTATTATAGGCATTATTTTGCGATTGCCTGTGATTATGGTACAAGTTGGAACTGCTGTTATATCTGCCGTCGTATCATTCGCCACAGAGTGTTATACCTTTGCGGTTACCACTTTTGGGGCTATGGTTGATGGGATTTATAACTTCTTAATTAATTTACCTGCCTACATGATTACATTGGGCGCTGAATTTGTAGCGGCGGTTATCTCGTTTGCTTCTGAAGCGTATGCTACGGCTACTTCTTGGATTAGTAATTTAGTTAATGATGTTATTAATTTCCTTGTGAACTTACCTAGTGCCTGTGCAGAAGCGGGAGCGGCGTTTGTAGCAGCCGCAGAGCAATGGGCAAGCGACGCCTATAATGCTGTGTTAAACTGGGTAAGTCAAATCCCGAGTGCGGTATCTAACGCAATTGCAGAGGCGTGGGCAAGTATTAAGGCCCAATTTAGTGGAGGTTTCACAGTAGGTGTTCAAGCTGCAGGTGGTAATGCCTATGCTAATGGTGGTGTTATTACATCGCCAGAAGTTGCATTGATTGGTGAAGCCGGATATCCTGAAGTAATTGTCCCTATTGATGGTAGTGCTAATGCTATGAATTTATGGCAAACGGCTGGACGAATGCTAGGTGTGAGTGGAGCGCAGACTGCTGCGGCACCTACTGTATCATTAGCACCTAGCGTGCCTGTGACGTCCTCATCTAGTAATAGTGGGGCGCCTGTACAAATTACATTCGCTCCTGTCATTAATGCTGGTAATGGTTCAACTGATGATATTATGTCAGCATTAGACGCTAAAATGCGTGAATTTGAGCAAATGATGCGTAGCTATACCACTGGGCAACGGAGGTTGAGTTATGACTAGTTATACAACAATACAAGGGGATATGTGGGACTTAATCGCCTATAAGGTATATGGTAACGAACGATACATCAATTTATTGTTAGAAGCCAATCAAAAGCACCGTAATACGGCGATATTTTCCGCAGGTGTTGTGTTAACATGCCCAGATGTTCCTGCTGATTCCTTACCTGAATTCTTACCACCATGGAGGCGATAGTACATGAGCTTACAAAAGAGCCTAGCTAAGGTCCAAAAGTGGAAGAAAGATTTAACACCACAAACTAAACTAGCACGGCGGGCATGGTGTACAATCGGCTACCAACATTGGGGGAGTAAGGAGTCAAAGGATATCACCGACGATATTAGTAAATACCTTCTTGATGTAACTTTCACAGATAACCTTTCAGGAACTGTAGATGACGTGGCTATCTCATTAGAGGATAGGGGACGTCTATGGGTCGGTGATTGGTATCCTGTAAAAGGATCATTACTAGAAGTCGCTATTAATACAGTAGCCTGGGAGAAATTAGGGGATGAACAATTTACATTACCAATCGGCAAATTTGAAATTGATGAATTCGAGGGCAGTAGCCTTCCGGATATAGTCAAAATCAAAGGGGTTGCTATTATCGGTAGTACTGACTTGCGGGAGAAAAAGAAAGACAAATCGTGGAAAGATACAACACTTAAAGCGATTGCTACCGAAAAGGCAAGCGATAATAAATTAAAATTGGTTTGGGACGCGGATTTTGACCCACCGTTAAAAGATGCCTCTCAAAGTGCTGAATCAGACCTCGCATTTTTGCAGAAACTATGTAATGATGCGGGGTTTTCTCTTAAGGTATCCACTGAACAGTTGATTATATTCGATGATTACAAATATGAAAATGTAAAGCCTAAAGTCATTATTCGTAGACCAGGTGGTCAATATCAACCTGTACAAACTAAAGAAGGTGAACAACCGCCTTTGATTATTACTAGGGCAATATCTTATTCGTACAAGAGTAAAACTCGTGAAGTATATCGAGCATGCCATGTGAAATATACAGATAAGGATAAGAAAACTGTGATTGAGGATACATTCGAAGATCCAGACCGTAAGGGGCATACATACCTTGCCGTATTGGAAGTTAATGAGCAGGTGAAAGACAAGGCCGAGGCTACTAGACTTGCTAAGAAGAAGCTCAGGGAAGCTAATAAAGAAGCTGACACTATGTCATTCAGTTTCCCAGGCAATCCTCTTATTATGGCATCGGTTACTGTTAAGCTCGAAGGTTTCGGGGTGTTCGATGGTAATTATTTAATTACTAAAGCGACACATACATTAGGGTCTAATTATTCTACGTCGATTGATGTAAGGAGGTGTTTAAATGGCTACTGATTCTATATTATCGACATTATCGGATATGATATTTATCGGGAATGTAGCAAGTACAATTCCAGAAGAGGGTAAAGCCGTAGTTACGCGCCTTGATAGAGAAGGTGTCGTAACGGCACCATTATCTGTCATTAATCGAGGTGCAGCACACGACAAGGACTATTGGATGCCGGCTATTGACGACCAGGTATTATGCATTATGCTACCAAATCGGTCAGGTCGTGGCTTTTCTGATGGATTCATTATTGGAACGTTCTTTAGTAGTGCGGATCCAACTCCAGGTGGAGCAGATAATGGTAAACGTGTGCTCACTGTTCCTGGAGATATGACGCTCAATGTTGGTGGCACTTTATCAATCAATGCAAGTAGTGGTGATGTAGTGGTTAATGGTATTTCCTTAGTTCATCATGTGCATGGCGGTGTAGTGTCTGGCGGCTCTACAACAGCCGGACCAAAATAGGAGGTATAGATGTATATCGGATATTTAGCGGATATAGTATTCTATACCGCATTAGACAATGTTCTCACTGTATCTGACGTAACGCGTTCAGGTAGTGCTAGATGGGAGAAACACAATCTGATGTTAGAAAAGCCGGTTAAACAATTTAGTGGGCCGGACGTAGAACAGATTACCTGTAAGATTCTTATTTCTGCATCGCTTGGACAATCTCCGGAAAGTACTGTTAAGAAGTTGCGAAAGTATCGTGATACAGGGGCCGTATTGCCGTTTATTATCGGTGGTAAGCCTATTAGCCAAAACTACTTTGTTATCATGTCTATGAGCGAAGATAATCTATTTACAGATGCCTACGGTAAGACACAATCCATTGAGGTATCTCTAACTCTTGAAGAATATCCGGACAAGAACAACGTAGAGGAAAAATCTCTTCTTAATAAATATGGTAATGCATTTAATCAGGTTAATACGATATTACGGAGGTTCTAGCCATGTCAGCAACGTATGAAATTAAACCAGCTACGGACAATAGAATATCGCTAGCACCTGAAAGTGAAGTTGCTGAGATTTTGCAAAATGTGCAAACGATTATTTCTACCGTTCGTGGTAGTGTGCCACTAGATAGGGAGTTTGGTGTTGATGGTCGCATTATTGATATGCCTATCCATCAAGCACAAGCGCATCTATCTAATGACATATTCCAACAAATTAAACGGTACGAACCACGTGCCAAAATTAGTGATATATCATTTACCGCCACACACAATGGGGCGTTGATTCCGAAAGTGATGGTGACTGTATGAGATTATCTGACTTACCTAATGTTGAGTTCTTTAATACTGATAAGGAACACGTTCAACAAAAGGTATTCGATATTTACACAACAATAACAGGGCGAACCTTGGGAGAGGGCGACCCTGTTACTTTATTTTTAAATGTAATTTCGGAAATTATAATCCGATTACTAAATGATGCCAATTATGCGGCTAAACAAAATCTATTAGCCTACGCAGAAGGTGATAACTTGGATCACGTAGGTGCAGTTCCTGCCGCCGTTGAGCGGTTACAGGCAACAAAAGCTACCACAACGCTTCAGGCCACCTTGTCTGCAGTACGTACAAGCTCAGTTATTATCCAAAAGGGGACTAGGGTATCTACTGGAGGTGGCGAATATTTTGCTACTGTTGAGGACTTAGTAATTTTACCTGGACAACTCAACGGTTCCGTAAAAGCTGAGGCACAAATTGCCGGGGCGCGGGGCAATGGGTTTAAGCCCGGTGAAATAAGCACAATCATTGACCCTATAGCTTACGTGGATACGATGCGCAATATAACTTTATCTGAAGGCGGGTCGGATACAGAGGATGACGAATCGTATCGCGAACGTATTCATGAGGCTCCAGAATCGTTCTCTGTAGCAGGACCTGAAGGGGCGTATGAGTATTTCACAAAATCTGCGTCGCACCTTGTGGCAGATGTAGGAGTATCTTCCCCACGTCCAGGGGAGGTTAATATTTATCCTTTATTAGCAGGAGGAGGACTTCCGGGGCAAGAATTGCTCAAGACTATTACGGATTATTTATCTGATAAGAAACGTAGACCTCTGACCGATAAGCTGACTGTATTAGCGCCTGCTACTACGCAATATAACATCGACGCTAAGTATTACATTGAAAAAGGCGCTGATGCAACGGTGGTAAAAGCTAAGGCAGATAAAGCCGTCAATGATTATGTAATATGGCAAAAGTCAAAATTAGGCCGTGATATAGTGCCTAGCCGATTGGTGCAAATGCTTATGGATGTAGCAGGAATTAAACGTGTTGAAGTAACGACGCCAGTATTTACTCCTATTGCAGCGCAAAGTGGAGTAGCAGTAGCTAATACAATCGCTGTAGTATTAGCAGGAAGTGAGGAAGAATGATACTTGATAGTAAGTATACTAGTGCGGATCATCTTCCGTCCTCAATCGATAAGGAACCAATTAAGCCCCTTGCTAAAACTTGGGACGATATGCTGGCCGAATTTATGAATACATCTACCTTACTATTATGGTCGTCTATTGATACTGAATCAGAGAGTGTAATTGATCATTTAGCATATCAATTACACGTGGATGACTATGACAGCGGGTTACCGATAGAGACTAAACGCGAAATGGTGAAGAATTCAATTGATATTCACCGCCATAAAGGCACGCCATATGCTGTTGAAAAAGCCGTACGGACTATATATTCAGATTCGAAAATAGCAGAATGGTTCGAGTATGGAGGTAAGCCTTATTATTTTAAGGTTATGCTCATTACAGCGCCATTAACCGGTAAATCGGATATTGTTAAGCTTATACGCGCTATCAATGCCGCCAAGAATGTACGGTCCTGGTTAGATGGTATTGAATTCATTCGCCGAATTAACTTCAATAAATATTTCGCCGGGTGGTGCGGTGTATCTAAGAAAGTGAATATCAAGTGTGACTTTACAAATGCATGGCGCATTAATTTGAATGCCCATGTAACGTCTTACACAGTTGAATCAAAGAAAACGAAGATTAATGTAGCGCTAGATAATAGCGTTAGATAGGAGGAATATATGGCAGAATGGTCAAATGCAACCATGACTGATGTTGGTGCTGCTTTGCAAGCAAAGGTAAATGCGGGCAAGACTAAACTGACATTCACGAAAATCAAAGTCGGTAGTGGTGTTAATGCAACGAATCCATTGGCATTAACTGATGTAATCTCCTCTAAATGGGAGACTACTAATTTTGTAGTTAAGCTAGAAGGTAAAATTGTAAGCGTTGATACAGTTATAACTAATACTGGCATACATGAAGCTTTTCGAATGTCTGAAATTGGGTTATTTGCACAAGATCCTGATAAGGGCGAAATATTGTATGCATACCTTACGGACCCTGAACCGGACAGAATGCCGGCAGAAAGTGGCTCAGTAGTTGTATCTCAAGAATTAACCATTGGAATGGTATTTAGTAATACAGGAAATGTATCGCTAACTGTTAATATAGGTGCGTTGATAACACGTGAGCAGTTAGCAGAAGCAGTTAAACAACATAACACAGATATTTCATCTCACCCTCCTATTACAGACCAAATTAAAGCAATCCTCGGCAGTGCTAACTGGAAAGACTCTCCAGCGAGTACGCTTGTTACAATTAAAAACTTACTAGGCCAAGGTGCTATCGTGGCATCTAAACTCGATGCTAATGCGGGCTTTGTTAAATTTGCGAATGGTTTCACTATCCAGTGGGGATATGGCGGAGATGATAACCAACAAAAGACTACAGTTACTTATCCAATTAGATTTTCTACTGTTTTTATTTCGTGTGCTATCGACGCTTTTTGGGTTGGTGAAGCGCCTCTTTATTTGGCGAACGTAGCTAATGAAAGTGATAATTCAAAAGCAGTATTTATGGGTAGCGCCAGAAATATAGGGAGTTATTATTGGTTCGCACTAGGAATTATCTAATTACCTATGATAATGAACATAATTTGATCTCCAACGCCTTGCTGCCCTCTATAATCACTATCCTTGTACGTAAGCTGATTTCTGGAAGTTGATAAAACGATTTCAGAAAACGAATACTCTCCGTTATATCTCATTGCAGAAACAGCGATAGTTTTATTCCCAAATTCTATCGGATAGCGCACAGTCCAAGGCTTGGGTTGATTATAAGCATTAAACAATACCCACTGGGCATTAAGCTATTCCAATGGCTACCCAGTGAGGAACGTTTAATAATGTGCCGATAGGTAGCACCGTTTCATTCCCTGTTTCTTTTTATAGAGAGGGCTTTAACTAATCCCCAAACATATCCATGTAAAGTTACCGGCGTTGCCTCGATTAGTTAAAAAGCGAATAGATGTTCTGTTGTTATTTGAAAATCCACTATTCCAAGACACAAAGAACTCATCTCCTCGTGTCGAAGTTCCTGCAGAATCATCACTACATATTGCCAATAACACCCTACAGTTGATAGGTAATGTTACATCACTATACGTATTTTGATTTAAAAACCAAGTTAATCCCCACTGGGGAGTTACTTTAATAATTCTATCGTTTTACGTAATTCACGAATGGTTTTGTGCGTATACACCCTGGTAGTGATATCACCTTGTTTATGGCCTAGCAAGGAGCGTAACGTGTTAGGTGGTGCGACCGCATCAAGTAAACTTGCGAATGTGTGCCTGGTATCGTGGATAGTGTGCTTGCAATTAAGATGCTTCATAATATCCTGGAAATGCTTACGGAATGATGTGTAGCTGATAGTGAATAGGTAATCGCTAGTATGTAGTTGCTCTATTATAGGCATGATGCGGTGATGAATGGGAATAATACGCCCCTCACCGGCTTTCGTTTTTGCGTGTCTCACGATGAGGTATGATGATCGTCTATTGATGTCTTGTTTTCGCAAATTAAGGAGCTCACCTATGCGGAGGCCTGTGTATAACAGTATTAAAATCATACGGGAATAAGGAGTATCTATTGCCCATAATTTATTAATTTGTTGGCGAGTAAATACTCTCCTTTTTATCGTTGGTATGTTGGGTCCTAGATTTAGATGCTGGGCGTAATTAGTGATAGGGTAATCTTTAATGATTGCGTAATTAAATAATTGATTAAGTAGTGTACGGACTTTCTTACAAGATGAGTAGGAAAGTCCTTTTACGTGCATGGAATTAATCACATTTTGAAGGTGCTGGAAATGAATATCCGTGATAGGCATATCCGCTATGTTGGATATGTGTTTAAAAGCAATGCGATAAGACTTAACAGCGCTATCAGAAATAGACTGCGAGTGAATAGGCAACCACTCGTTAAATAGTTGCCTTAATGTAATGGTATTGCGTTGTCTACGTTTTAGCATAACAGCGTAACGGCGCATAATTTCACCTCCGAAAGGATACTACTATGAATCAATATGTATTTGTGTTAAACGAAATGGGCGAACGAATTACGTCCTATGTTGATAATACAGTAACGCAAGAGCAGTTGTTAGTAACTGCAAAACAAGAATGGCCAGATGCAGCAGATTATATTTACTCTGCAGATGGTGATAGCATGCTAGATGAATTTATGAAAGGTAAATTCTATATAGACGGCAAATTCGTTGTGCCTGATCCGTATGTTCCTACAAAGGAAGATAAGATTAACGCAATCAAATCTGAATACGAGCCACGTTTCAAATCCTTAGAAGAAGCTCAACGCCGATTGTTATTAATGGGCAAGCCTACTACAGCCATTAGCGCTCAATATATTAAATTAAATGACGAAATGGTAACACGTATTAAGGAGGTGCGATAATATGCCTAAATTTATTGGAGACAGCAAAGTACCAGTTATGGAATTTTGCGAGTATTGTTGGGAAGTACTTAACGAAGATGGTACTTGCCCAACTAAAGGGTGTATCCATAATGATCTAATGGAATTAGAAAAGGATGATGCGGATGTTACCAGTCAAGCATGATATGACTGCTTATCAAGGTGAATATATTACATTAACTATTGGATGCGATTCAGTAATTAATGTAGAAGATGTGTTTGCCTGCGTTAGGCGATATAGTTGGGAAGATGAAATACTAGGTAGGTTTGTAATTACAAATAGTGAGCAACCACTTTCAGATGGTGAAAAAAGCAAACTCAATCTAACCTTAGACACTAATTCAATTGATAGTGGCACTTACTTTTGGGACTTATTTAAGTGGGTTGGAAACAGACCTGTTAAATGTTTGGTAGAAGGTAAGGTTGTCATCAAACAAGGAATCAGTAATAGGGGAAAATAATATGAGCGATACTAACACTATTAATATTTATATGAATGCAGAAGAAAATGTTGAAGTAAAAGACGCTGCACAAATTATTAAATTGCAAGGGCCGAAGGGTGAACCAGGAGAGCAAGGGCCTCCTGGTCCTCCAGGCGAACATGGTAAGAATGGCATTGACGGACTAAACGGCGAACAAGGGATACAGGGTATTCAAGGGCCCCCTGGTAAAGACGGAAAGCCTTTTACTTATGATATGTTCACACAAGAGCAATTAGAGAATTTAAAAGGGCCAAAGGGCGACCCAGGACCGCCTGGACCCCCTGGCACTGGTGCTAATGTAGATTTATCAGCGTATGCAACTAAACAAGAAGCCGATAACCTGTATCTAAAAAAAGTAGATATAAGAAATTACCTTACTATGCTAGGCGACGTTAAATACGCATTAAAAACAGAGCTAAACGATTATTTATATAAAACAGATGCGACAAATAATTACGCTCAAAAGGGCTGGGCTACTCAAACATTCGCCTATAAGAATGATTTAGATACTTTTATTAAGAAGAATGAGATTTCTCAATATGCGTTAACTCCTGGGGATGCTAGCACTCGTTATGTTAACAAAATAGAGGGGCAATCTTTCGCTCAAAAATCTGAATTAAGTGATTATGTTAAGAAAACGGAAATCAGTCAGTATACATCAAGTGTACAACTCACGCCTGAACAAATTGAAAAATTAAAAGGGCCTAAAGGTGAACAAGGCTTGCCAGGACCTAAAGGAGAACCTTTTAAATTTACTGACTTCACGCAAGAGCAACTTAACGCACTTAAAGGGCCAAAGGGTGATAAAGGCGAACCTTTTAGATATTCTGATTTTACGGCGGAACAACTTCAAGCGTTAAAAGGCCCTAAAGGCGACCCTGGAAGCGGTGGTGGACAAGTAACTTCGCAACCAATCGAATTATATGAAGTTGTATGGGGTAATGCTAAGGCCGGTGCATATGGTGCCGATAGAGGTTACTTAGCATTCGACCCATTAACAGGCTGGGGATACTTGCATTTTGATTTTATATTGACTAACCCTTCTGGAAATGGGGGTATGGTCGCACAGCTCCCACCAAATGCACCAGTCGCAGTACGACTAATAGAAAAAAGCGTTAATGTAAATAACAATAGTGTTTATGTTGAACGAAACAGCCGTATAATTAAGGCTTGGGGCGTACCGGCGAACACTCGGTATATTATTGATATTATAGGGTACTGGAGAAAGGGGTAAATAATGTGGACTTGGCAGTTTGAGTTGAACGACATACTAACCACCCTTACAATTGTAGGGGTGGTTGCAGGTGCAGGATATAGATTGTTGATTATTCCGTTGTTACAACAATTGGACTCACAACGGATGCAAGATAATCTTATCTTTCAAGAGAAATGGGGTGTGCTAACTGATACTCTAAAAGACTTAAAAGATGAAATTAAATTATCACGTGCAGAACGAATTAAAGCTGAAAGCAAGCAAGTGTTGTTGTCAGCAAAAGTTGAAGCCTTAGAAGTACGTGTTGATGATATTAAGGAGGAGCTGCATGAACATACCGCCAAATCTCATCAATACAGTTAAAAGATCATATCAATCTGTAAGGGTGGCTAATATCCACCCTACAGGTGTATTCGCTACACGGGCGCTAGTATTTATTATGCTGGCGCCCATTCTATTGGTAATAACTCAGTATGTTATGTCATTTGTTAGCGGGTACGTATCTGACGAGGCGAACAAGCTGATTAATGTAGGGCTTAATATCATAGATCATATATTCATCCCTAGCGTATTAATGGCTGTTGTAGGCTTCTTAGGACTTTGGCTAGATAAGAACAATAATGGCATTCCAGATAAATTAGAAGAGGAGGATAAACAATGAAAGTATTTATTAATCCAGGACATGATATTAACTTAGACAGTGGTGCAGTCAATCCTGTGTATGGTACTCGTGAATGTGATGTAGCCCGTGATGCGGGCAAGATGTTAGCACGCTATCTTGAAACAGCAGGTTGTGAAGTTCGTACTCTTCAAGATGATGATTTAGGTCTAGTTTGTTCTGAATCTGATTCTTGGGGAGCTGATATCTTTGTATCTCTACACTGTAATGCATTCAACACGCAAGCTCGAGGTACAGAAACTTTGTACAAGTCCTTTAATGGGCAACGATTAGCGAATGACATTCAAAGCCAAATCATCCGAAGCATTAATACAGTTGATCGTGGCGTTAAAAAGCGTGATGATCTTTGGGTGCTAAATGGTACAGATGCAACAGCTGTATTAGTTGAAATGGCATTTATTGATAACGAAGAAGACCATGATATGTTAACTAATGATTTAGACACTATCGTTCGTGCTATCGCTAGGGGAATTACTGACTACGCAGGAGGGGTATGATGTATGACAAAATCAAAGTATTATTTAATAACTCTACTTACCGCTATGTTATTATCGGTTGTATTGGCATCATCTTCATCCTTTGCGCAGGATATATCCTCTACCAGCCAAACGGAAGCGACTATCAGCGTACCATTAACGCAGTGGAACGAGCTCAAGAAAAACAACGAGAAAGCCTTGAGCTCAATCGAAGCATCCAGTATTCCATTGACCGAAGCTCAGAGCTTAGTCATGAAGCAAAAGACCGAGTTGACCGAAGCACACAATACAATCAACAAATTGGAAAACGAATTGATGCAAGCGAAGCTTCAATCAATGAAGCAAGAAGTTACCTTAAACGAAATGCAGAACTCTTTGACCGAATTGAAAGGTCAAATAGAGAACGACAAGAAAACCATTAAACGCTTGCGGATGCAACGAAATGTATCACAAGTGTTAAGTGGTGGCGCAATTATAGGGGTAGCATTCAAACATTAAGGAAGTGATCCATACATCTCCATAGCGTGTAATGGTGGATACACGCAACTATAATAAAAGAGCCTACTAACTTAGAAAATATCTATGTTGGTAGGCTCTATTTTTGTTTGTAAAAATCAAAATAAATACTTGACTTTATACACGATAAAGGGTATAATATAATTGTAAGGAGGTGATGATAGTGGACATAATAGAAAAGCTAACAAGTTTAGCAAATGCGTTAACGCCACTGGTACTGGCACTAGCAATACTAAAGCTTGTTAGCAAAGACTAAAAAGCAGGCGGGTGAAAGCCCCGCCACCTTCTCAACATCATTGTAAATCAACGAGGTGAATTATGCAATATTTAGAATGGTTAATTAATATAGCAACTACTATTATTTTGATACTAGCAATTAAACGTTTAGTTAGAGGGTGATAAAATTGAAATTTGAACTAGATGATATTATGACAACCCAAGAGGCTGCAGAGCGGTGGAATGTTACTGCTGATTCTCTTAAACAAAACTGTAGAGGTCGTGTGAAGAACGGATTTAAAGAAGGCGAGTTTAAGAAGTCGGGGAAAATGTGGCTAGTTACACGTCAAGGAATGGAAAGACTATACGGGAAAGAAGTGGATCGTTCTATATAATGGATATATTATATATGACATCATTTTGACATCAATTTATATAAAAATATAGTAAAATATACAACTATATATATGTTAATAAAGTAGGTAACTACCACATTTGTTGGTTTTGTAAATGTGTTTTAAATGCCACGCCATCTTGAGGGGGTGGTGAGCGTACGCTCGTGAGGGTTCAAGTCCCTCCA